GGAGAAACCGGCCCCGGACGAAAGTCCCGCACCGGCAGGCAAGCAACCCCCACGACCTCGGCGCGTCGCGCCAACCCCGGAGAATTGAGCCATGCCCGCAGGCATTCCCGTTTTTACCAGCACCATTGCTGACGGTCTGAAGTTGACGCTCGACGAAGTGGTCGACGACAACCTGACCGATTACAAGAAGAAGCTGCTCATGCCCAAGTGGATGAAGCAGACGAACATGGAAGACAACTACGAGGACGACCTGGAAATGGCCGGCCCCGGGTTGGCTGCCGAGAAGGCGGAAGGCGCCGAGATGCAAGCTGGAGGCATCCAAGAGGGTGCGCTGACCCGCTACATCGCGCGCACGTTCGCGTTGAAGCTCATCGTCACGGAAGAGGCGGCCGAGGACTCCAAGTACCCCGCCATCATCCAAGCGGCCGCTCGCCTCCCGCGTGCGCTATACAAGACGGTCGACATCGACGCGACCAACATCTGGCAACGCGCGACGAACGTGTTGTACGTTGGCGGAGACGGTCAGCCCCTGGCGAGCGCGACGCACACGCTGCCAGGCGGCGGAACGTTCTCCAACTTGATGACGGTTCCCATGAGCCCGAGTCGCATTGCCGTGGCGACCGCCACGACTCAGATGCACAAGTTCCCCGGTCACGACGGCATCACCGAAGGTGTCGAAGTGAAGGGCTCCGTGTGTCCCGAGGAGCAGTGGTACATCTGGGAGGGCCTGAACAAGTCAATCAAGGACCCGACCCCGGGCGCCTTCAACGAAATCAACGTGGTTCACGACATGAACCTCACCACCACGCCCATCAAGTACTGGTCGAACTCGACCACGAACTGGGCGTTGCTCGGCGACATCGACAACGGGTTCAAGTGGAAGTGGCGCAAGAAGCCGAACACCCGAAGCTGGGTCGACAACGACCAACTGTTGCTCAAGTACGGCATCTATGCCCGCTGGGCACGTGGGTGGTCTGACCCGCGCTGCTGCCTGTTCGTGAACGCCTGAGGAGTGAACCATGGGCATTTCCCTACAAGACGCACAGCAGATTTACTCAAACGCTGGCCTTCGTACCCAATATGGGCTTGTGTTACCTCCTGGCGCTCGGGTGGCGGCCTTCGTACGCTCCACGGGAGTCCAGAATGGAGACGATGCCTTCCTGGCAACGAACCTGGTGCCTACGCTGGCTCAGGGGTTGGCGCGTGTTCGCTCGGGCATGGGAGACTTCGTTGTCTGCTTACCTGGTCACGTTGAGAACGTAGACGCGACGATGAGCGCGGCGTTCGCAGCGGCTTTGCTGCCTGGTACGAAAATCGTTGGCGTCGGACGGGGCAATAACGCCCCTACTTTCACCTGGACAAACACGGCCGGATCGCTTGTGATAGCGCAAAACGACGTACTCATCGCCGGGCTGCGGCTACTGACGGCAGGGCCGGCGGCCACCGGGACGAACACGGTACTGGCGATTACGGTCAGCGGGAACGACTTCGGTTTTTTCCAAAATGAGCTCGAGGTCGGAAACGGGCTAGCCAACGCAATCACTGTGTTGAGCGTTACTGGTACGGCTGGGCGCTACGACATCAGCGGCAATGTTTTCCGTGGTGCAAACAGCGCCAACACTGTCACCATCCTGATCAACAGTACCGGTGGAGACGGGCGCATCTGTGACAACGAAATTATGTCTGGGGCCACGAGCGCTACCGGCAATATCAACGTCATCGCCGTGGCGGCAAGGCTGAAGATTCTTCGCAACGTGATAAACAATATCACGGCCGGATCAGTGGCCGCGATTGCACTTGGTAACGTCGCTATCTCTGGGCAGTGCGCCTACAACACCATTACGGTGCTGAGTACTGGCGCGAGCGTATCCGGAACGACCGGGATTACCATCGGCGCAGCGGTGACCATGGGGTTCTTCCAAAACTTCATCGTCAACGACCCGCTTGCAAGCGGCAAGCTTCTACCTACCGTCGACACCTAACAGAAGCTGGGCTCCAGCTGGGACTGGCGCCCCTGGAGCCCAATGCCTCTCGCACAGACCGAAGCAGCGACCAGCACTTACGTACCCACGATAGATGAAATCGTGGCCATGGCGTACCGCCGCGCTGGCGTACTGAACGTCCAGCAGTCGCCGACGACTGTACAGGCTCGCGTGGCGCGCCAACTGCTCAGTGTCATCGTGACGGCGCTTGAGGCCGAGGGTATCGCCATGCGCGCGGTGCAGCCCGGCTACGTGGTGCTGGCTGAAGCGCAGAACCTCTACACGCTGCCGGAGAACGTCATCGACTGCGTGGGAAACGGCGCCTACATCGATCCGACGGTGAGCCAGGTGCCGTTCCAGGCGTCCAGTGAAACTGTCGTCATCAAAATGGACCGGGACACCTACCAGAACATGAGCTCGAAGTCCGCGCAGTCGCGGCCGACCATGTACTACTTCGCGCGCAACGCTCCGCAGTCGACGCTCTACCTTTGGCCGACGCCGAGCGCTTCGGAGGACGGCGGGCGGATTCGGTTCCAGTACCACCAGCTGCGACCGGACGTGACTGACGGCAACAACACGCTGCCGTTCGAGCGTTACTGGGACGAGTACTTCATCTACGCGCTGGCGGGGCGCCTGGCGCTCGACAACTCGATGGGGCTCGAGCGCGTGGGCTACATGGACCAGCTTGCCGGTGCGAAGAAGGACATCTGCAAAGGCTACTCCAAGCAGAGCGTCAACATGCAGGCCACAATTGACCACATGACGGGTTGGAATAGGTACCGAAGGCGATGACTGTCCAATTTTATCCCAACGGCATCGGTGGCACGGCGCCTGGCGACTCGCTCGACCTGGCGAAGCCACTGCAAATGACCGGCAACGTCTGGTACGTGAGCTCGCTCATTGGCACCGATGCCGCAAGCCCAGCGGGGCAGAACCGAGAGAAGCCTCTGGCGACGATTGCCCAGGCCATCACGAATTCTGCCGATGACGACATCATCGTGTTCCTAGCTGGGCACACCCAAACGCTGGTGGCCCCAGCGGTGCTCAACAAGAGGCTCACGCTAATCGGAGAGGGTACTACAAGCGGAAAGCCAGCGGTGTCGTTCCTCATCAACAACCCAAACTCCACGGTGATAGTGATGTCGTCGGTGGGGTGTGAGATAAGGAACATCTATTTCCCGCCCAGCGTGCAAGCGAATACAGTTGACAGAGTGGCGATTACCGGGACCGATTGCGTGGTACGCGGATGCTACTTCGAGTGCGGCGCAACCGACAACGCAGCCGCCCTAGCGGTAGCCGCGTCTCGCGCCCGCGTAGACACGTCTACATTTATTTCCATTGCTACGGCTACAGGCGCGCAACCCAAGATGGCCATCACCGTGCCGGCTACCGTCACAGCAGTAGGGTTCACAATGGAGAGTGTTGTCGTATCTGCGGGAACGGTAGGTTTCTCGAACTACGCAGCCATCGACATGACTCCGGCTGTATCGGTGACGCAGGTGAAATGGCAGGGGCTCAGCCTACTATTGGGCGCGGATGTCGCAATGGGACCGGGCGCCACCGGCAGAGTGAACGTGCAGCTGGCCACGGGCGGCTCGCGTGTGAGCTGGAGCTGACATGAAGCTGATAGCGCCACTCGCGGCAGGTATTCGCGGAGCCGAAAACGGGTCGGTGAACCTGGTACTCCGCGGCACAACTACGCCGGCCAACTACTACGCCGACTTCGAGGGCACGCAGCTGCTCCCGGGGACCGGTGTGCCGCTGGACTCGGATGGGCGGCTCATTGCGTACGTCTCTGCCCTGGTGGACGTGACTGTGTACAGCTCGCTCGGCACCGACGTGTGCGAGTTCGTGGCTGGCGACTACGATGCGGCGGTCGAGGTCATCTCGCCGAGCTTCACCGGCATCGATTACACAACCGGCGCGAGCGGCACCCAGAAGCCGACGAACCTGGAGATTGTGCTCGACCGGTGGCTCACGAGTGCGGGCGCTCCCGACTTCAAGGTGCTTTTCAACGGCGTACCCACGAACCTGAGTGCCGCCTTCTCCACCACGTTCTTCAACGTGAAGAACTACGGCGCAGTGGGTAACGGCATTGCCGACGATGGGCCTGCAATTTCGACCGCGCAAGCTGCTGCCACATCGGTCGGCGGCGGCACGGTGTTCTTCCCGCCAGGCACCTACCGCATCACCGCGGCTATCCCGTTGGCCGCCAACGTGGCGTGGCTCGGTAGCGGGGGCATGTCGACTAGGTTGGCCGTAGACAGCGCTGTTTCGGTGGGCGCCATCACGCTGCCGGCCAATCCGGCTGGCTCTATCTCTTCCGTGAGCCAGATGTGGTTCGGGTACATCAACGGTGCGGCGCCCGGGGTGTACATCACGTACACGGGAGCCAGCTCTGGGGAGTTCCATTTCACTGACTGCATTCTAGGCAACGACGCGCGGTCGGAGACGCTGTACGCGGGGGTCGGCGGGACCAGCGCACTGAAAACGGTCTTCACGCGCTGCTTTATGAAGATTTCTCTGACGGCGGCACAGCTGCTCATCAACAGTGGCAACGCGCGAATGATTGTGCGCGACTGCGACCTCATCAACGCCAACGCGGTGGGCGTCACCATGGTCGACTGCGTCGACAACGGCGTGTTCGAAGGCAATCGCTTCGACTGGTCCGCCGCGCTCGCCGGGCCCGGAATCAAGTACATCAACATCGCGCCTGTAACTGGAAGCGTGGTCGTCGTTGGGAATAACTTTGCCGCCAACACCGCGATGGCGTGTACGGCCATCTTCAACTCACTGGCCGCACCCTACTTAGATTGCTTCGAGTACGGGAACGTATTCGGTGACATGGGCTCGTCTGCGCCCGGGTGCACGCCATACGGGTACACCACCGACGGCTATGCCGCGATCGGAACGGCGCGGCAGTACAACGGCCACCAGACGCGCATGGCGCGCACAGAGACACTCGGGGGCGTCGCCGCAGCTGCTGTAACCGTGGACCCGAAAGCGTTCGGCACAAGTATCGTAGCGCGTACGGGCGGCGTCAATTTGACCGTGAATGCGAATAAAGGATCGTTCGGCGACAAGTGGGTCCTGCACATCACGAACACGGCCGGTGTAGCCATCACGGTTGCCGGCGGCACCAACATCATATTCGACCCGGGGGTGGCCCCGCTGCCAATCAACAACTTCGGATTAGCCGAAGTGACCCTCGCTTGGCTGCCTAGCCCTGCCGGCGTTGGGTTCTGGTACCAAATCGGGAAAGCCGTGTTGAGCTAATGCCGAGCGCGCCAATCAGTTTCGTGAACCAGCAGAGTACCGGGCAGGACGTGCTATCTGGCGCCCCCGGCGTGGCCGTCAACGTGATGGTCGACCCAGCGGGCACAATCCGCCGTCGCCCAGGGCTCCAAGCAGCGCCCGGCTTCACCTCGTCGGTGGTCGATGCGACGGGCATCAGCGGCCTGTACGCGACGGTGGGCGGGTCGCTGTACGCCGTAGCCAACGAGCCGCTGTTCCGGCAGCTCTACGCGGTCGGCCCGGCCGGCGCGACACTGCTCGGCGCACCAAACACCGACGCTACGCTCGCCGGCGCAGGTCGGCCAATCTTCGCTGAAACGCAGCTCATCCTGGTGATTGCTGGCGGCGACGCGATGGAGAAGATTGTGCTCTCCACGAACGCCGCGTCACGCCTCGGCGGAGACCCGCCGCGCGCCACGCACGTCGCTGCGAACTCGTCGCGCCTGCTCGGCAACATCGCGCAAATCAGCACCACCGTCGACTACGACAAGTCGATCGTGCGCTTCAGCGGCATCTCTAACGGGAACACCAGCTACGCCAACATGGAGGTGTGGACCGAGGGCGCCATTGTGGGCGGCGCTGGGCACTTCAGCTCGGAGGCCAACCCAGACCCGGTGCTCGCGGTGCACGAGAACACCAACGAGGTGTTCTGCTTCGGGACCAAGAGCCTGCAGGTGTTCTCGCCGGACCCATTCGTGAGCGATACTGGCATCCCGGCGGGGTGGTCGCCTTCGGTCACGCGCGAACTCGGCTGCGCGGCGCCCTACAGCGTCGTGAAAGCCAACCAGCAATTCGCGTGGCTCGACGACCTACGCCGCGTCGTGCTCAGCGATGCGCGCTCGGAGTCGGTCATCAGCGACCCTATCAAGCGAACGCTGGACGACATCGGCACGGTGTCCGACTGCTTCGGTTACCGCGTCACCACGGGACCGCTAGACGCCATGGTCTGGACGTTCCCCACGGACGGACGCACCTTCGCCTTCCAGAAGGGCAGCGGTTGGTCGGAGTGGCTTGGTTGGGCGAACGGCAACTGGACGCAATTCGCGGTCACTGCGTCGACCATTTCACCGACGAGCCACGACGTGCTGGTGGGCACGGCAAGCGGGCGCGTCGGGCGCTTCAGCCTGGACGCGCAGGACGACTTCGGCGAGCCCATCAACATGCGGGTGGACTCCGGGTTCATCAATCGCGGCACCGACGAGCGCAAACACTGCCGGCAGGTCTACGTCGCGATGCGTCGCGGGGCTACCGCAGCCAGCGCCGACTCGAAGGCTCTGCTCAGCTGGCGCGACAACCCAGGCCCGTTCTGCACTCCCCTGGAGATTGAACTGGGTCCGCTTGGGGACACTGAGATTGTGATTCAGCTCACATCCCTGGGCGTGTACAGGCGCCGCCAGTGGCGGTTCGAATATTCCGGCACCGAAGACCTCGCTTTGGTTGGTATGACCGAGGAATTTGACGTACTATCTGACTGAAGGAATCCCATGAGCAGACTGAGCGGAACGGCGACTGGTGCAGCAAGTGGCGCGGCTACCGGCGCGGCGCTCGGACCTTGGGGAATGGCCGGCGGGGCTGTCATCGGTGGCTTGATGGGCTACTTCGGCAGCGGCGACGACGAGGCGCAGCAGGAAGCCCAGCGGGCGAAGGTCGAAGCGGACCGGCAGGCTGCAGCCGACTATCTGAGCTACCGCGACGCGGTGAACCAGGCGCACATGAAGGCGACGGCGAACCAAGAGTCGTTCTTCGACATGAACAGCAGCATGGCGAACTCGATGAACGGCGGGCAAGGCTCCCCGGACATCGCTGGCGGCGCGTACACGTCGCCCATCAAGGCTGACGGCATGAAGGACGTTTCTGTCGCCAGCACGGCGCCGAAGTACACGGGCCAGCCGATGCCGACGCAGAACGCGCCGCAGCCGTTGAGCTACGTGCCGAGGGGTCAGTAATGCCAGCCAACGACATCAACGGCCAGGTCGGCAACAGCGCCGCGAGCAGCGGTCCGCTGGATTTCCGCACGCAAGGCACGAACACAACCCCTGGGAAAGCGACCCAGCCGACTGGTCAGGGGCAACAGCAGTACGACGCCGAAGGCTACCCGCTCCCAAACGCGGACCAGGTTCAGGCGTACAAACAAGGCTATTACTACAAAGGCAAAGCCGGAGATGGTGCCTACGACCCGAGCCTGGCTCCGCCGGACCAGGACATCAACAACCCCTACCCGCCAGGCAGCGCGCAATACAAGCGGTGGAGGAGTCACAACGACGCTCTGAAGCGCAACCAGGAGTTCAAGGAGGCTTGGCAGAAACAGCACGAGTCACAGCGGCAAGTGAAGCCCGCCGCTCCCGTGCAGAGCTCCGCGCCCGCCACGCCCTTCCAGTCCAGCGGCGTCGACCTGACGAAGCAAGGCAAGGGCGAGAGCTACATCGACTCCATTTTGCAGCACTATGGCGAGTCCGGGGTGCCACAAGTCGGTAACCAAAGCCAGCAGACGCTCGACCGGTTCCGCAGCTCGCAGCCGGCGGACATGTCGCCGTACTACGACCAGGCGAGCAAGCTCACGTCGGCCAAAATCGACAACGCCATGGCTGCGCGCGGCTCGTACGGCTCGAGCAACGCCACGGGCCAGATTGGCGCAGCCGAGGTAGCGCTGCGTGCGCAGCAGGCCAAGGACAACGCTGGCTACGGCCTGTCGCGGTTCGCGCAGGAGGGCTCGCTCGCTGGCGCCGCAGACCAGCAGGGCAACACCTCCAACGGCATCCAATACCAGTGGACCAAGGGGCTAGCTGACCTGGCCTCGAAGGACCAGAGCATGGGTCAGGAGCGCAACCAGGACCTGTGGAACAATAACTTCCAGCTCGCTGCTGCCAAAGCAGGCATCTACGGTGCGGGCGCCACCGGCGCTATCAACGACGTGAGCGCGGCAACCGACGCGGCAATCAACGCCAGGCAGGGGCAGGCCACTGACTCGCTGAGCAATGCGAACGCCAACGCGAATGCATCCAACTCCGCCACGGCCGGCTTGCTGAATGCGGCGGCTCAGGGCACGAGCAACTACCTCAAGTACAAGGCGAGCAACTGATGGCCGTACGTGGAATCGAACCGAGCTACTTCGCTGGCATGCCGATGACTCGTCGGGACCCCAACGCGGGTCAGCCGAGCGAAGGCTACATGGCGGCTCCAGGCCAAGCCTTGACCGAGATAGCGAACCGCAACGAGCGGCGTAGCGAAGTCGACCAGAACAACGCCTTCCGTGCGCGCGAGCAGTCGGAGCGTGAGCGTGAGAACCGGTCATCGGCATCGCGCGACGAGCATCGGCTGAAGTACCTCGACACGATGGAAGAGCGCCGGCAGACGCAGCAGGGATTCGAGAACGACCGGCTCAAGTCCGCCGACACGATGCGGCTCGTGCAAGCCATGCAGGCAGCGGTGAACGACGGCGAGCACGGCATTGCCGAGGCCATCGCTGCCGAGCTCAAGGGTCGCGGCTGGGGCGCGAAGCCGCTTGGTGCGCAGGGTAGCCCGGCGCCGGCGCAACCAATGCAGCAGTCCGCACCCGGTGGTGCAGCGCCCCAGCGCGCGCCCATGTCGCCGGCCGATGCCAAAATCAGCGCAGAACTCGACCAGGCAGAGCGGAGCATCATCCCTAAGCTGCGCGGCACTGGGCCTACCGCGCCGGCCACTTCGCCGCCCGTGAACACCCCGTCACCGCAGCCGGCGCCGAAGCGCCCGGGCAACCAAGACCCAGCTCTATCGGGTCAGCTCGACCAAATCGAAAAGCAGTACATGGGAGCGCTCGGTGGAGCGCCGCAACGTGGACTCGTACCCGGTGGGCGCCGCAGCCCGCTGAGAGCTCGCGCTATCGAATCCGACCAGATGCTCAGCCCAGATGATCCACTGAACCGAATCGTTCAATGACCGACCAAGGCCCCCGTTCGCTACTCCCTGGCGCTGCAATGCGTGCCCCGTACGGCATGACGCCAGGGGTGCGCGCGGTGCTGCCCGGCGTGAACGACATGTCCGAGACGGCGTGGAACAAGCCGCCCGAGCCGGACAAGATTGACCTAGACGCGCCGATTGCAAACCCGCCTCAGCCGGGCCCGCAGCAACCGATGGCGGAGCCGATGGGATGGGAGCTGACCGACCCAAACGGCAACGTGGTGCACTTGCGCTCCGATGCGCACAAGGCTCGTGACCAGGCGCAGGTCAAGGCGCTCGGCGACGCGCTGCTCAACCACGCCGTATCCGACCAGGAAAAGGCCGTGGCGCAGCGAGCCATCGAATGGGGCATGGCGCAGGTTGGTCAGTCAGACGTGGGCGAAATCCGCAAGGAGATGACGCACTACTGGGACAACGGCACCGGTGGCATCCTGAAGACCGAGCTCCAGAGCATGAAGTCCAAGGCGAACCGTGGCGGTGTCGGTGGAGTGCCGAATCCGCCCGTGGGCCCTGACGGCTTGCCGAGCGCGAGCACCAAGATGGGGCTCCAGCTGGACGAGCACTTGCGCGACCGGGCCGACCAAATCATCGAGTCGGAGCGCAAGAACACCAAGTCGGCTGCCATCTCGGCGCTCGAGAACAGCCTCCAGGAAATGGACGCCAATCTCAGTTCGGGTAACCCCATGGCTGAGCGCATCGCACAGATGCAGCAGCTGCTCATCTTGACCGGCAAGGCGTCGACCGCCGCCGAGCGTGAAGGCATCACCGCGTCGTCGGGCAAGTGGGAGGAACTGAAGAACCGCTTGTCCCTGTACGGCAGCAGCGACCCGAACCTGTCGCGGGCATACGTGGCTCGGTTCAAGCAGATGATTGCCACAGAGCGTGCAAACATCCGCAAGGCTCGCGAGCAGATTGCAGTGCAAGCGGCGACACGCGCTCGGGAAGCGGCGGGCGGTTTCGGGCCACAAGCTGCGTCCGCGATGGGCGACTACGTTTACGGCTCTATGTCGGGCAACTTCCGCGGCGGTAGCTACTCGCCGCCTGGGGCGCAGCCCGCCGCGCCAGCCGCGCAACCGGCCGCCACTTCTGCGCCCGCTGACCCATATTCGAAGTTCGACTGATGTACACCGACAAAGAAGCCGAAGAGCTGCGACAACTCATGCTCGACCCTGGCCTAGAAGCCAAGGTAGGAGCGGAGCGCCTGGGCAAATGGGCGGCAAAGCTCGCAGAGTACGACTCCACGCATGCGCAGAGCGCGGCGGACCAACCGGCGCTGAGCGAGGGCGACATCCAGCGTCTGGAGACTCCGCTTGCCATCGGCGGCGCTCTGCCGAACGAGAGCATCGCTCCGGACTACCAGTACCACCCCCCGGAAGACTTCGACCCGGACTTGCCGAACGCGAGCAAGCGGAAGAAGTGGGCGGACCCGCCGGAGTACGTCACCAAGAGCCCGGGCAAGGCGCTGCTCACGCTGGCCAAAAACCGGATGGTCGACCCGCTGAACGGCACCAATGGCGCGATGTACTTCGAGCCATCGGAGAAGCAATTCGCCGCCGACATGGGCGAGTACCTCAAGGCCAAGGGCGTGGCGCCTGGCAGCGAGGATTACGCCCATGCATACGCCGACTACAAGGACCGCAAGTGGCACCTCGCCTACGAGCAGGCTGCCGCGACCGACACGCCGCTGTTGCGCGTCGCGCACGTGCCGGACAGCGCCAGCGGCTGGACCAAGCTCCAGGCGTACCTCGCCGACAAGACAGACGCGGCGGCGGCTTTCGCTACCGGATTCGCCAGCGGCGGGACGCTGGGAATGACGCGCGTGCTCCAGACCGACGCGGACCGTGAGCAGCTTGCTCGTCACCCGGTGGCCGAAGCTGTCGGAGAGGTAGGCGGAGCAGTTTCGCCAGGTTCGCTCGCGGGCAAGCTATTCGGTGGCCTTGGGCGACTCGGGAAAGGTGCCGGGCTCGGCAAGTACGGAGCGTCGGCGTTCGCTGGCGGTGTAGGCTCGACCATCGACGCAGCCTCGCACTCTGGCGCCGACGCGCTCGCCGACAAGCTCCACGGCCGCCCGCTGGACCAGGACGCCAAGAGCCATTTCACTACCAAGCTGCTCGGCAGCATGGCGGTCGGCTCACTCGGCGGCATGGCCGGCGAGGGCATCGCGTCGCTCGCCCAGCGCTACCGCACGAGCTTGCGCCAGCCGACGAATCCGCTTGGCACCGAGCTCACCAACGCGGAGTCGACCGGCACCGCCACGGACGCTCTCAGCGGCTTGAAGCCCTCGAGCGATGTGGAGAAGTACCTCGAGAAAGCTCGAGGGCCGGTGCCTGGTGAGGACAAGGCGCTGCCCACCGGTAGCGCGGTCGAGTACGCCGCTAGCGATGTGCGCGGGCCCCTCGTCGCGCAACAGGACTTCGAGCGAGCGGCGGCGCTTCAGCGCATGGAAAATGAGAGCGGGCAGATGTACTCGCGCACGCCCGAGCTCAAGCAGCCGAAGCCGGTGAAGTCGCTCCTGGACACCCTGCTCAACGGCATCCGCGAGCGCAGCCAGCCGGAAGCGGCTGACAAGTTCCTGCCAGGCGCCGCCGATGCGCTCGGCGCGCGCAACAACTCGCCCTTCATCGACCTGGCTCGAAAGGTGGTGAAGCCTCGCCTAGCGCTCGACGTGGACGCCGCGAAGGAAGCGGCGCGCACCGGTGGCCGAGTCGTCACCCTGGAGGAAGCGGAGCAGATGGGCTTCCCGGTGAAGGGGCTCGCCAATGAGGTGAACCCGGAGACTGGGCTCCCCCACAACGCACCGTCGCTGAGTGAGTACTCGCCTGTGCGTGACAGTGAGCTGCTGCCCGGAGGCGCCGAGCCGCGCAATTCGATGCCGACTCGTCCCGTGCCGGACTGGCAGCCGCCGGACTTGGCGCAAGGCGCGACGATTCCAGAAATTGACCCGGCAGCGCGCTCGCTGACCAAGACGCTTGCCTCGGAGCCGGAGGCGGCGCTGTCTATCCCGGACAGCTACAACCCCAAGCAGTTCCGAGTCATTCTGGACCCGCGCGCCTACGACGCGCAGAAAATGGAACAGGTCATCAAGGCTATCGACCAGGCCGGCAAGGCTGGGACCGAAGCTAAGGTGGACCCGATGTGGCCCGAGCTCATGCGGGCGGCGCGCATCGACCGCGAGCAGTTTGGCAAAGCGTGGTCTGGGCTGAAGAATGTGCACCACCAGGAGCTCACGGCGCTCGAGCAACGCGCGGCGCACGCGGGCATCACCGAGCAGAAGCCGACCTATGACGAGCTGAGCGGTAACGCCCAGAAGGCAGCGAACGCGGCCATCACGAACTATGGCGTGGCGCCGAAGGCGACCAACGAGGCCCTGGCGAGCCTGGCCGACAATGCGGGTGTACGTGGCAACCTGGAGACGCTGCGCGGCACCAGGGCCTATTCGGCGCTCAAAGAGAAGGCGCTGCCGAACATCCACGAGAGCATCGGGCAGGGCGGAGGCTTCGCACGCCTGGGCGGCCTACTGCCGGGCCTGAAGCTACGCGGCGACGCCTTTGCCCGCACGCTGGCGCGCGGCCCTGAAGGCGAAGCGCTGTACGCTTCCAAGTTCAATCCCCGGCTGCTCAATGAGCCGCTCGGGCGCGAGGTAACGCCGTCGGGCCCGTTCGCCAGGCTGCTGTCGATGGGTGGCGGAGCGCTGGGCGTGAAGACCGGCTCGGTGTATGATTCTAGTAGCGGACGCGCTGGCCCTGGCAGCAGCCTGTCGCCCGACGAGAAGGCAAAGCTGCAACAATTGCTGGAGCAACCATGAGCGCAGAGACTGTAATCGTAAAGTACGTTGGCGCAGCGTTGCCCGGCAACGCCCAGGTGGTGAGCCTGTTCGACACCACGGTGGCGTTCCCGAGTGCGCAGTATCTGGCCATGAACAAGCTGAAGCGGCTGGTCGTCGACCTGAAGAACGACCAGGCCGGCACGCTCTTTTGGTACAAGTCGCAGACTCGCAACACTGCGCCGAGCGCTGCCCCGGTGTGGGTAGCGATTGGCACGGCCCCCATCGCTATCGCAGCCGCGAACGCATCCAATCAGAGCGAGTACCTCGTCGAGGAGTTCGCGGACTGGAAGCTGGAGTGGACCAACGGCGCCACGCCGCAGACGCAGTTCATTGTCGACCTGGCGCTCACCGGCGAGCGCGTAAAGAGCTCGTAACGTGCGCACCATCGGGCGCAGATGGCCCGAGGCGCAGGGCCCCGACCGACAGACGATTTGCTCGTACTGTGGCGTGCAGTGGCGGCGCTCGCAGCTGACGCGAGACGCCTCGGCGAACCTGGCGTGCCCCGACTGCGCGCCAGGGCTCGACATCGTTTCGCTGACCGAGGGCAATGCGCGCTTGATGCGTAGTAGGCAACCGAAGACGGTAGGGCCGAGCGACGGGAACTTCGACCAGTTCACCAGTCCTCCGAGTCCCGGGTTTGTGAATCCGAATGGTCCGCCGCAACCGACGCCTCCGCCATTCCCGGCGACGCTCAGCGGCTTGGTAGCTTTTTTCGACGCCTCGGATTTGGGTTCTACGGTTGCTGGCCCGCCATACGGTCGTGTACAGCAGATTACACAGCCCTATCCGCTGTCCGGAAATTGGACAGCCAGTGGCATATCCCGGCCGTGGCGCGACAATAGTGCGCTCGACTTGCATGCTGGAGACCCGTCGCTTCTGCTTCCTCCGCCTACGACGGCGCCAGCGAACAACTGCACGATCGCGCTCGCTTGGCAGTCGCGCGGCGGTCAAGCGACGATGCCGCTTATTTATGCCACGCATACGGCCGGAACAGACCTAGCGCTACTGATGCAGGGTTTTTTCTTCCTGCAGTCGCCAGCGTTTACCGGAAACGTGCCTGGCCTCGCTTCGCCTCTGCCTGGCCATCTCGTGACAGAGTGCACTCTTATTCTCACCTGCTCGCCGACACAGTATGATGTGCGGCTGACAATTGGAGGGGTGGCGACGAGCGCGACAATACCAATTGCTCCCACGGTCGGGACACTGAGCGCATTTCAGCTCGGTCGCTGGACGGGTTACGCGAACACGAGCATGGCGGTGAGCCAATACGTTATCTATGCGCGGGCACTGAATCCTGCGGAGCTGTCCGGGCTCCAAGGTTACTTGTTGAGTAAACCGGTGGGAAATCCTCCAGTGGGTGCGTCCACCGTCACGATATTGGGTGACTCCGTTGGCGCCGGATGGCCGCCGAACTATCAGACGGCGCTAAATGCACTTTCCAACCCGCCGCGTGTGCTCAATGTGGCGGCCGCTGGAACACGGACGACCTTACCGGAGCAGATACCATCGTACTATGTGACCGACGCGCTGCCGCGTTACTCCAAGTCGCGAGCTAAGAACATCCTCGTATGCCAAGGTATTTCAATCAACGACGTGGCGGCACTGGCGCCGTCAATTGGCGCATCCGCTGCCGCAGCACAGGTACTGGCGGCGTACTTCGCGATTTTAGATAGGGCCAAAGCCGACGGCTTCATCGTGCTGGCGTGCACGCTCACTCCAGTCTCAACGGGTGCGGCGTATGAAGCTGCTCGAGCAATCATAAATCCAACAGTTGCTGCGAACTACCTAGCGCACGCACACTTTTTGGCAGACATCGGACGTGTGCCAGGCGCGAATACTCCGGCCGATATGACTAACCCCGCAGTATCTGTCGATGGCACCCATTTCGCTCCTGGCGGCTACGCGCTACTAGACACCGCACTGATTCCCGCGCTACAGGCGGCGCTCGCGTAGCACTGGACACCCGGCCGAACTTCACGCAAACTGAGCTCGCAATGCCGACACTATCGCCGAAATTGAAACAGGCCCTCTCCGGGCTCGCCGTCATGGTCCTTGGAGCCGTCCTAACGTGGGCGAACGCCTCGCTTCACCTGCTGCCCGAGGGATGGCAAGGCATCGCGGGGGCTGTGCTGGCCGGCGTAGCGCATTACCTGCCGGCGCTCGGGACTGCTGATGTGGTCGAGGCCAAGGCGAAGGCGATCGCGACCGAGGCGGTCAGCCGTGAGCCGTAATGTGCGAATTGCCATCGCAGCGGCCATGGTACTGGGAAGCAGCCTTGATTTGCTGGCTCTTGGTTGCCAGCCGAGCAGCCCGCCGAAAGCCCCGTGTGCGACCGCCATCGTCGCGCTCTACACCGCCGAGATGATTGCCGCCGGCTGCAAGGGCGAGCACTTCGACGACCCGCAGTGTGCCGCCATCAAAGAGCGGCGCAACGCGCGCGAGCGGGAAGCGGGGTGCAAGTGACCGTGCTTATGTCACTGCTGAAGCAGCTGCTCGATATTGTGCTCGCCTCGAAGGACCCGGACGCGGCGATGCGACGGGCGATTGTGGCGGCTGAGACTGAGGCGCTCAACACTGCGGCGGACGAGGCGCTGAAGAGGCTCTAATGCACCAAACCGTCGTCGACCGCTTCCGGGAGTTCTCGATCCGCTTCGAGGGCCTCGTGCATTGGCCCTACCTGGACATCAAGGGCCTGGTCACCGTCGGCATCGGCAACCTCATCGACCCGGTGAGCGCGGCGCTGGCGCTACCGTGGGTCCTGGAGGGCGACGGTTCCCCGGCGACACGCGAGCAGGTGCTGGCCGACTGGAGCGCGCTGAAGGCCCGCAAGGAGCTGGCAAAGCGGCACTACAACGCGGCGCGGCCGATTACCAGAATTCGCCTGACCGAAACGGGCGTCGACATTCTCGTTCGTTCGAAGCTGCTCCAAAACGAAGCCTACATGCGGAAGCGGCTTACGAACTGGGACAGGCTGCCGGCGGACGCTCAGCTTTTTTGCTGCTCAATGGCTTGGGCGGTCGGCCCTGGCTGGGTCGACATCTTCAAGAACTGCGTAGCGTTTCTGCTGAAGTCCGATTTTACCAATGCCGCCAAGTGTGCCGCCATCAAGACCGAGGGGAACCCGGGCATCGTGCCGCGCAACGCAGCCAATCAGGTATGCCTGCATAACGCGGAGACGGTGACGCTGCGCCAGCTCGATCCCGATGTGTTGTATTGGCCAAGCCACCCGGACCCCAACGGCGACACCATTGCGAACCTGCAAGCCGAGGCCCGCAAGACGGAAGCCGAGTGGAAGGGCGTGCCGTATCGGTTCCCCGAGGACGAGGACACGCTGCCCAATGTCTGACTCATGGGACGTGGCGCCATATTCTGCCAGCCGCGATGTTCAGCACCGTTTTTTTGCTGACACCGAAAGCGGCGGCGACCTTCTGTTTCCCGATGCCGGACGCAAGCGCCGCGCGAATTCGCGGGATCGATTCCTCGGTGAGCTTCGCCATGGGGTGAGTATTGCCAAGGTGGCGCGGCGGAGGCTTGTTTCTGCCCTTCGCCATCTTGTCCAGGTGGTTGTCGGTTCTGGTGCCGACGAACAGATGTGCCGGGTTGCAGCAGGGCGGGTTGTCGCACCGATGCAGCACGCATTCGCCAGAGGTCAGCTGGCGGTTATGGATTTCCCAGCTGGCCCTGTGGGCCATTACGTTTCGACCCATGGCGCCATAGCCGCCACGCGCTTCGTTGCGAGCGCCTGTCCACTCCCAACACTCATCAGAACCGCGCTTGTCGACCTTGGCCCAGAAACGTGCAATCGTCTTCTCATCCATGAGCTAACTCCTCGTGGGTCTGGCCTCGGATGTTTGCCGCGTCGCGAGGCTTCTTTCGTGGAGTATACCACATGAACGAAGACCGAGCTCTATCCGACGCCATCGCCGCCCTGGCGAAATCGCAACTGCTCACGGTTGACGTGCTACGGCAAACGCAGAGCTCGACGATTGCAATGGCGGAAAGCTTGCGGGCGGCCGTTGCGACGCTGGGTCAAATCTGCGATCAGAACGCGGAGATTTTGAGACAGGTCGAGCAGTCAAACGCGCGCTGGGAATCGAAGCATCGGGACAGCGAACGCAACATGCGCGTGGTACAGTCCCAGATGAAGGATGTCCAAGCCCGCCTACAACCCATTGAAGCGGATTACCAAGCGCGAAGAGCTTCCACGTCTCGATAGCGATACCTTCAAGCTCGAAGAGGCTTACGAGGCCGCCCGCGATGCGCGAGACATCATCCGCGATAAGCAGCGGAGGGAGCAGCGCTCGCTGCCGGAATACACTGGCGAGGACGAGGACACTGCTCGCCATGAGGTGCATGTTCACGTCCACCAGCCCTCGCAACCCGACCGCGAGGATGAGCCACAGCTCGAGCTAGGCCCGATGCGCGTGCGAGGCATCCCCCGCTGGCTCGTCGTCACCCTAGCCGCCATCGTCGCCGCTGGGACTGCGCTGCTGGCGAGGTTGTCGAGTCGGTAGGCTCACTTCTTCGCTTTTCGCGTGCACCTGACGCATCGGTGAAGCGATTTCGTCGAGGTGTCGTTGTTGAAAATGGTCCACCCTGGCGGCACGCCTCCCATGCGGAACCATTCCGTTTCGTGTCCGCCGCGCGGCACTGGACCTGGAGCGGCCACAACGCCGCAATCGTCGCATGTGACGCAATCCGTGTGCCGCATCACCGCCCCGCCTTCGCGCGTTCGGCTAGCAACAGCGCGTCATTGTCGAGCCACTTGGCCACCGCGACGACATTCGATTCGCCGCCCATGTGTCTCGTAAAAACCACGCCGCCAAGAACTCGCAGCAACCGCACCGCCTCCGCATTGTGAGCCTCCACCGCCGTCAGCTCGGGTGAGGGCTTGGCGTGAGCTGCTGCGAGGGTGTCGTACTTGGCTTGCAGGTTGGCGAGGTCGGAGCGGAGGCGGTCGACAGCAAGCTCGAAGCATCTGCTCCGATACGGCTCACCTAGCGCGGTAAGCAGCCCTTGCTTGCATCCGGGTGTGGTCGGACGCGCGTCATCAGCCTTTGGTCGCAAGCAATCAGGGCAAGTCGCTACGTCGGTCATAGCTGGTCACCCGCGCCGCTAGCGTCACGGATTGCGTCCTGCAGCTCCAGCAGCTTCGCTTCAGCAGCGTCGAGCGCGTCGAGTAGGGAGAGCGTGACCGACTCGGCCAACTCATGTGCGCAGTTGTTGCAGAATCGGGTCGGCTCAGTCTCGTCACCAAGCGAATAACTCTCGTCGCAGCGCGCGCAAACAAAGTCCTCGCTGAAGTCCTGTTCTTTCGTCAGCTGCACCCGCAGCTCCGCCCGCTTCTCTGCTGTCAATTCGGTCATTCGTTTCGGTCTCCAATAGCTACGGCACCCAGTATCGCGATAGCTGTGAGAATCACGGCCGCGATGATGTCGAACGCCAACCGCTCAGCGCTCACAGCTTCTCCTCACCCAAGGGGCGCTCTGCTGGGGGCTCGTGGTCGGAGAGCCAGGTGAAGTCACGCAAGAAACTGCATCGGTCTGCCCAGTGGTAGCTACCGTCAGAAGGGCGCATGTAGTTGACGGCCCCGTCATCCTCCAGGCTCATAACTTCTCTGATCAGTTCGTCAAAGTTTCCGCGCCACTTCGACCCCACCCGAATCTCCCTCACCCCTTCGACTGGCGCCGGTGACTGCAGAGGGGTGGCAGCCTGCTCGCCTTCTGTGCGGTCGAGAGCGGAGAGGGCATCCCGTAGCGCTTCCATTCGCAGGTTCGGGTCATGCAAGTCGGTGTCGTCGAGCTTGGCCACTAACTGCGCTCGCTCCACCACCGCGTCACGCTTACGGCCATCCATTCGTGACCTATCCAAAAGCTTGCGCAGGTTCACCCGCGTCTGTTCCAGCCTGGCGTTCTCCTCTTTGAGGCGGGCGTTATCATTCAACACCTCATTGCGAATGTCCGCGTTCTCCTTCTTCAACTGGGTGATCTCGGCTTGGGCGTCGCGAACCGCATCCAGGGCCTCGTCGCGCTGTTTGACGAAAGCATCGGCGGCCTGCTTCCAATCGAGACGCTCTTCCTGCCCCGCCAGCACCCCCTCCAGCCTCTCCTTCACCATCCGCTGCGCAGGGTCATTGACGGCCAGGACGCCCACCGCTCCGGCTGCGGCATTGGCTAGGTCGGCGTATCGAGAGGCCCATTCCGCAGCGGTGGCGCCGTCGTGGGTGAGGTTTGCGCGGGCGTCGGTGATCTCCGCTTCGAGACGAGTGATCCGTGTATCAAGAGCATCGATGTCAGTATGGGTGACGTTTGCCGCCTGGTCGAAGAGCAGCTCTTCCGGATGACTCTCTCGCTGCGCCATCATGAGCCGACCATCAGTGAGCGTTTCTAGGTCGGCGACCACTTCCGCAAAGGCGGTCCCGTCGCCATTGAGTCTCATCACGCACGAGTTGCCAGTGCGATAAGCTTCAGCAAATACGGCGTGACTATTTGCGACGTTAAACAGTCCCATGGCGCGCGCCGCGATGGCGCTTCGGTCGTGGACCTGTGCCAAGCGCTCTAGGAACTCTTCGAGTTCGCCCACCCGGGCACGGAGAGTGTCGCGCTCGCGCATGACTTCGAACGTCACCCGATGCGCGACGGGCAAAGGCGGATCTTCCTCACTTGGTGGTGACATTGGCGAACGTATCCGAGGCTGCGGTACACCGGTGGGGTCTGGGTGGTCATCACCAGGTGACGATGTTGGCGCTGGGTGAGCAAGAACAGCCTGAGCCCACTGCCGCGGAGTAATCGGTGTCTTCGCGCCGTCCGGATGCCGCACGTAGGCAACCAGCTCGGGTGGCGCTGTCGGCGCACTGACGCTAACCGCGGGTCGAAGCAGGCCCGTCGGGTGAGCCCTCGCAATCGGGTGCAGCTGGGTCTCGCGCTCGTCGAGGTATTCGGCAACAGCGTCCAGTCGCGTCGCCAACTCCGCCACGTGCGCGGATAGGTCGCGAGGGTAATTCCGAACCAGGCCGTCTGTTCGCCAGTCGTTGTCTTTGGCGATTTCTCGGATGCGCTCGCTGGGTAGCTGGACTCGGGATTTGGGGTCGGTCATTTGGATGCCTTCGGCAGTCGCCATGTCGCTCGATTGTTAGTCATTCGCAGCTTGGCACCTTGTCCGCGCGCCCATTGGCGTTTTTTGATCGCGCCACATTCAGAGCACCAGTCGATTGGGCCGAAGAGCTTGTGCTCGGCAATCAGCCTGACCTGAAACTGGTGCTGACACTTGCTCATCATCGCCTCTCCCCATCCTGAGCCGGTTGCGAATTGGCTGACTGGTACTTGGCGCGAAGCTCTCGCTCAATCAGCCGCAGCGCGATCCCGCCTCCATCGACGTTTCCAGACCGGATGCATCCCCAGAGTGTCGCCAGTGCATGTTCGGCATCCGGCATCAGCACGGAAGCGGGAGTCGACTTATTCAGCCATCGCGCACGTAGGTCAGCGGCCAGTTGCGGAAACTCGACATCGCACGCATCTGCGTATGCGAGTAACGCTGGCCCAGTGAACTTGTCGTGCACCTCGTCGAGCACGAAGTAGGTGCAATCGGCGTGCTTGTCATGTGGGTCACGCAGCCGCATCACCGAGTATTTACGATAGAGTCCGCGGTCCACGTCTGCGTCGGTCATTTTCTGTACTTCTCTTTCGTTTTTCGAATCGCCTCGCAAAACACGCCACCAGAAAGCGCCGCCAAGCGAGAGGCATCGTCGAGTCTGGTGTCGACCATCGCCATCTTCATCAGCTCAAGCCCAAGTTCCACAACCTCATCCAGCGCCTCCAGCTTCGCCGCTTCACGGATGGCGGTGTCGCGCTCTCGAATGAGCAGGCCAGCGTCGTCGCCCAGGTAGCAGCCGTCCTCTTGCAGCGTCAGCCCTTCGCTCAGCACGTCTAGGAATTGGTCTACGTCTACCTCAGCCATCATCATCCTTTCAGCCCGAGGGCGGCTTCGATTCGATCCTGCACCCGTTGCAGCGCCAGCACGGCACTAGGGTGCGTGTCGTAGTCGAGAGCGCTATTGATTATGTCCAAGTCAGCTGCTACCTCCGCCTCCAGCTCGGCGATGCGCTGGTCTCGCTGGTGGCAGGCGGAGGCGTGACCGCGGGCTTCAGCGTCGGCGATGGCCTGGGCGATCACGTCGGACCCCATCGGGCGGTGCCCAGGGTAGACGTTCGTTTCTAGCCAGTTCGCCATGTCGGAGCCGGCTGGGATGGTCGAGAAGCGCGTCCCGTACCCTTGGGCCAGCAGAGCTAGCCTCCGATGCTCCCGAGTCACCTCACCCGCCGCCTTCTGGTCAGTCAAGGGCGCACTCCATCGAGCAGTAGTAGATGGTTCGAATTAGCGGGTCCTTCGCGGCCTGCTCCCCGGTCAGCTGAAAGGCTCGCTTGCACTTGGCGCACTCGCGCGTTGTCGAGGTGATGATCGTGACCTTCACCGGGTCGATTGTGGCGAGCCCTTCCCAGGTGCGCTTACTCATCGCCTCTCCCCATCCTGAGCCGGTTGCGTCTCGGTTGCTGGGGTGTGCTTGGCCAGATAGGCCTCGATTATCCCAACGGTCACCACGTGAGCGTGGCCGTAGACAATCTGCGAATGCGACAGAAGCGCCTTCAGGGCTTCGATTTCTAGCAGCAAGACTTTCGAGCGCAGCATCTCAACGTCACCGCGAAGCATGGTGTTCTCCGTCGCCAGCTCGGCAATGCGCTGGTCTCGCTGGTGGCAGGCGGCCTCGTATCCAGCCTCGAATGCGCGCATCTCGTCACCAGTGGCGCTGTCTTCGTTGCACTCGCGCATCCACGCAAGGCACGCAGCTTCGGCTTTCGCCTCCACCTCACCCGCTGCCTTCTGGTCGGTCATGGGGCCTCGGGTGGAGCTGGGTATTCTCTCCAATGCGTAACCTCGTACAGCTCCAGCTTGTCGCCGACGCTGTCGACCCAGTGGTCGTCCAAGTGATAGCCACCGCGCGTGTCCTGGTGACCCATGCAGGTCACAGCGATGACGACTAGCTCTTGTCGCGGCGGCATCCTCTCGCTACACGGAATCCACCCACCGCACTGCGCTTTGGCTCGCAGCGCTCGGGTTTCGGCAATGAGGGCGTCGATGCTGTTGCGCATGGCGACGATGAGCTCAATGTCCGCAATCCCGGCCTCGTCCACTGACGTGGCGTTGCAGACGTGCCTGGTGTTCTGCGCACGGGCCTCCGAGTAGTTAATCGACTCCCAGCTCTCGCCTTGCCACGCGCTAGTCCCATTTGGATGCTGGCACCAGGGTCCGGGCGTCGCCGCCTTCGCCAGCCTCACCAGCTCATCCAAGTCGACCAGAGGGGTGTCGGGGGTGGTGGTCACGGTGACGCCTCGTCTGGCCCGCGCACAAATTCGACCTTCGTAATCAGCGTGCGGTAGGCGCCGTCATCCTCTTCGGGGTCGAAGAAGTAGTCAGCGAACCACTCGGTCCCCATGCCGTCGTCGACATGGTTTTCCGGGTCGATGCAGTCGGCTGCCTGGGGTTTACACAGCAGAATGTCACCGACTTTGAGCGACGGTGACGGGTCGGTCGGGTCGATTTCGACGATGCGATACCAGCTCCCCTCGCGCAGATTCTGACCTGACTTTTTCAGCATGACTCAATCCTCTCCTTCATTGCTCGGCCAGCTCGCGGGGTGCCCCGCTGCTAGAGATTTCCGTTCAGCAGGGTTACCCCTCGGCCTCTCAGCCTCACGCCGAAGCGCGGCCTCGTCAGCCTCGCGCGTGTGTCGCACCCATTGATTCTGCGGGTAGTCCCACGTCGCTTTCTCCACCATCACCTCGGACTTGTTGAGACGGTATTCCGTGTATGGGTCGCGCTTCGCGGGCGGATTCCGCCTCTCCGAGCACTTCGCGCAAAGTGGAAATTCGCACCTCGTGCCAGCAACGACGGTGACGCCGCACTCTTTGCAGTAGGCGTGAGCGCGCGGGTCGCCTGGCTCGTATTTAGCCTCGGGCTTCTCGCCTAGCGGACACTGAGCGCAAACAACGCGCAGCATGTCGCCGTCGCCTAGCCCGTCATGCTCGCTGCACTCGTAGCAGAGGATCGAATCGGTTGACGCATTCACCGGATGCGGGCCATCGACGCGCTTGAAGCGGTAGTCGTGACGGGTAATGCCGGTGCTCGCGAGTCCGACATTGACGACTCCAAGCGAACCCATGGTAACGACATCGACTTGGTAGCGCGCACCAAGCTCCAGCTCGCCCGCGTCAGTCGCGTTTACACACTCAACCCAATCACCAGCCTGAATCGGGCGATCCTCTGAATTAGTCATAGCAATCCTTTCTCGAAAACAACATGCGCAGCCAAACATTCAGCCACGCGCTCTTCCTGCCAATGCTTGCGCTCTTCCTTCGACCACCCTACGAATGGCCCCATGCCGTCGTGGAAGCAGCGGTGGTGCGCCCTGCACAGCGGCATCGTCCGCCTATCCGGTGCCTTCATGCCCATGCCAGCGCCAGTCTCGTGGTGCGGGTGCTGTGGTGGTGGCGACTCGCACTGGGTCACGCTCGGCGCGCAGCAGGGCAGCGTGCGAATCCAGGCAAGATATTCCGCGTCGCCCGTGCGCTCAGCCTGTTTGGTCATCGTACGCCTCTTGAACTTGGACCGTTTCATGTACGCCGCTCGGCGCGGCATTGGACTCCGCTTCACGCTTCCTGGCCTTCCTGACGCCCGAGAGCACGGTGGTGTGGTTGTAGTCGCCAGTGTACCTGGCAATCTCCGGGTAGCTCCAGCCGTAGGTGTCGTGCAGCAACAGCCAGAAGTACTGGCGGGCTTGCACCGTGCGCCGCCAGCGGCGCTTCTCGAGCAGCTCCACTGCGCCCATACCGTAGCGCTCGGTGGTGGACTCGAGCGCGCCTGTCCAGCCGGGCCTCACGAACAGCACTCCATAAAAAGGCAAATGAATGCTGACAGCGCGAACCAATCGTGCCCGGTCGATAGAGAGACGGCGAACACGGCAACAAAGCATAGGAGGACTGGCGGCCTCACGACGGCGCCAGCCAATCGTTCTCGTTGGGCGGCAGCGGACCGTGCACATGCTCGGCCTCGCCATCGAACCACCGCATCAGGCCGTACCCAATTAGCTCGCAGCCCTCGTAGAACGCGACCACCAACTCGGCCCCGTCAGGCATGTACCATTGCTTGTCGTCTCTCACGGGTTCTCTTCAATCATGAGCTTGAGCTTTGCCATGTCGACGTTCTTCGGTTTCCAACCACACCCAGCGATGTAAGTAAGCGCCTTGCCCGCCTGCTCGAAGGTGACGTTGCGCGCATCCACCCCGAACTTGGTGAGATGCCCTACCTGCGCGTACGTCGCGAGTCCTGCCTCGTGGCGCCGCGCGCGCTCCTCGAGCAGCTTGCTTGCCTGGCGCTTGCTCAGCTGCCCGAGCACCTCCTTCGGCAGCTTCATCTTGGCCAGCGCCTCGAGCTGGCGCGGCGTAGGCGGCTGGCGGCCCCAGCGCATATCGTCTCGCGTGGTGCTGGTCGTGTCCAGCTCGAGCACGGCGAAGGGGTTGAAGCTGCGCGCCTGGGCAGCAACGCGGCTGCTGATGGCGGCGGCGATGCGCTGGAGCTCCTTGCGGGCCTCGGCCAGCATCTGCTGCGGGTTGGCACCCTTGTCCTGCTTAGCCTTCTTCTTGGCGAGCTCGACCTCCTCGTCAGAGTAGTCGCCACCCAGCAAGTCCTCGGGCGTGACCAGCGCGTGCTTCGATGAGTTGCCCACGAAGTCGAGCACCACAAGGTCCGGCTTTCGGCTGCCGGCGATGAGCGCGCGGCGTTCTGCAGCGCCTTCGCGCCCAGGGATGGCCTCCACGAGCCCACCGAGCACACGGGTGCCTCGCCCCACCATCTGCGCGTAGAGCCCGCGTGACTTGGTGGGGCGAGCCTGAACGATGCAGCTCGCTGATGGGGCGTCAAAGCCTTCGGTAGCCACCATGCAGTTGCACAGGAACTGAATGCGCCCCTCTCTGAACTCAGCAACGATGCGCTTGCGGTCATGCGGCAATGTCTCACCGCTGATGAACCCGGCGGAGAACGACTTCAGGGCATTGAAGCGCTCAGCCGCGTATTCAGCAGACTTCACACCGGGAAAGAAGCACACCGCCTGTCGGTTGGGCTCCAGCTCCAGCGTCTTCTTTACAATGCCCTCAACCGCGCGCAGCATCACCTCGTCGAGCTGGCCCTTGGCGAAGTCGCCAGCTACCGTATCAACTCCATCGAGGTCAATCTCCCCGAGTTCCACGTGCTGGCAATTACCAAACGGTACGAGGTAGCCCTGCTCGATGCCCTGCTGAATGTCGAAGCAGTAGGCGACGTTCTCGAACAGTTTTCCGAGTGCTTTTTCGTCGCCACGGTCCGGCGTGGCAGTGACCCCGAGCAGCTTGGCGCCAGTGAAGTAGTCGAGCGGCTTTCTGTACGTTTTGGCCAAAAAATGGTGGCATTCGTCGGCTACAACGAGGCCGAAGTGGTCGGCGGGGAAGCGCTCCAGTCGCTTGTCCTGTTTGATGGTGTCGACGCTCGCCACCACAAGCCGCGAGTAGAGCGCCGCGCGACGACCAGCCTGCTCTACGTCGACAGTCTCGCCCGTCATGCGCTCCAGCGATGCGCGAGCCTGCTCGACCAGCTCTTCGCGATGGGCGAGCACCAGCACTCGCCCTTTCCACTGTCGAGCCAGGCTGCTGAACACGAACGTCTTGCCGCAGCCCGTGGCCATCACCAGCAGCTGCGAGCGGTACTCCTCGAAGCCGGCGAGTGTCGCCTCGCAGCATTCGCGTTGATACCAGCGACTGCCGTCCCAGCGGTCGTCGAGCGTGGACAGCGTGGGCTGCTGGAAGATGAGCTGCGACTGGCTCACTTCAACCCTTCCGATCGGAGAGCGCAAAAGGCCCAGTCGCAGTGGATTTGCGCCATAGCTACTGGAGACATAACAAGTGAACTGACTTCCAGGTTGCTAACGATGCGCGAGTGCCGAAGCAGTCGCTCGCCGCATGGCACAGAGATTGTTACCTCCATGTCTTCCGAGCCGTCGTGCGCTCGACGGCTTCGGAATTCTGAGTTTGATACAGCCTCCAGCGCCAGACGCTGAAAGCAAGCTAGGTACGTAGCCATACGGTCGTTCACTTGGCCTTCCCCCACATCATTCGCTCGTAGCCGTTTCCACGCTCCAAGAACTTCGTGGCTTCTGGGATGGCGGCGAACAGCTTCGTGCGGTTGAGCGCCTCGGGGCTCTTGCACTTGATGAACCCGAGCTGCTTGCCGCTCACCGGATGCGTCACCTTCACTCCGCGCCGAGCCGCTTCCTTGGCCATCTCCTTGGCCTTCTCGATGAGCGGAGCGACCCGCTCGGCAAACGCGAACAGCTGGCCTAGGCGCTCACCGTCGTGGATAAGCCCGCTGTCGGCCGCCACGGGTGCCAGCACTGTCTCAGCGAACTGAGCGGGCAGCGTAAATTCTGGGCAGTGAAGCCGGCCATAGCAGTTATTACAGTGCTCGCCAAACGCGGCCTCACCCGTGGTGTTCAGCGCCGCCGACTTGATGCGGTGGAACAGGTCGAGCTCAGTCCACGAGTCCAGCTCGTAAACCTTCTCGGACCACTGCCACTCCTCGTCCTCGATGACCCAGATGCCGGTGATGAACGCTCGGCACCCGTGCTTCTTGGCCCATGCGTAGCCGTAGGTGAGCAGCTGCAAGCTGTCTGGGCCCGAACTGGCCCACCGCGTTTTCTTCAGGTCGCCAATGACCGCCACGCGCCCAATGAAAGGGTCCGGGTGGTCGACTATCCAAGCGAAGTCGAGCGTGCCGCACGTGACCACCTCGCCCTCCTCTGCGAAGCTACCGTCGCCGGTGAGGCCAATCGGCTGCTCCTTCTCTGATTCCTCATAGGTCAGGAGCTGGCCGAGAACCTTGATGTCTGACGGCTTCTTCCACTGCTCGATGGTGGCGCGCTCCTCGGGTGTCAGACGAGCGAGCTTGGTGGCCGCGTCGTCGGCTTTGGCTGCCAGCGCGTGCCATGCCGAGGACATAGCCGCCGCACGCCCAGCTCCGTGCGCTTCGGACAGTGAAGCAGCAAGCCCACAGAACTGCGACACAGGAAGCAGGCTCACGCGCGCGCCTTGCTTGATGTAGCTCACTTGCCGCTCCTGAAGATGGCTCCCAGAATTAATCCTGCAGCGCACGCCAAGAGAAGTCCTAGCGCCGTTGTTGTGACATTGCTCACGTCGTCACCTGCGGGTTAGCCTGCGACTCGAGCATCTTGACCAGCACGTCGGCTTTTGCCTGGTTCAACTTGTCCAGCGGGCCGCAGCCGTGCTTGATGCTGAAGTCCTGCAGCTCGGTGTTCTTGAACCCGACGCCCTTCGCCAGCTCGCGAATGCGCTCCTTGGTCTCGTCGGTGGGCCCCTCATAGCCGGTCGGCTTTGACTCGGCGGGCTTCACCACGGGGGGCGTTGCGCTGGCGCGCGGGCGCTGAATGCTAGCGGTGTTGCCTACTGAGGCGTTCGCGTCATCATCTTCAGCCTCGGGGAAAACCGACAAGATGCTCAGCCGGGCGTAGCGCTTCAGGTAGGTGACCTTCGAGCCGAACTCCTGTGCGTTGGCGCACCCCTGGAAGGCGATGACAGACTCAATGCGGGCGCCCCCTTTGGCCAGGACCGTGTGCACCTCGTCTTCGGTCAGCAGCTGCAGGAAAGCCAGGCCGTGCTTGCTTAAGGCCGGCTGCGTGGCGGCAATCACCACGTCCAGGCCGGCATAGTCGAACTTGTACGAGCCGCCCGCCTTCATTGCCACGGTGGCCTGCGAGTCTTTGACGATGGGCGAGAACTCGCCCTGGGCAGCAGAGAGGGCGGCAAACAGGTCGCCAAGCGCCTCGGGCGTGCCTACGAAGCTGACGCGAGGGGTGGGCGGGGCGGGAATGGTGTCGGGCTTTTGGTCGTCCATTTGGAGAGGTTCCTTTTCGTGTGTTACAGTGTAACGCGGCATGACTAGTAAGACGATCACATTCAGGACTAAAACGGCCGAGCGGCTAGCGGTTTACCGCCAGGCTTTCGAGCTGGCTCGACGGGCCCGGCCAAGTATCGATTGGTCCGACTGGCTGCGGAGCGCGTGCGACGCTCAAGCCATCAGGGACCTTGGGTCCGCGCAGGAAGGCCATCAGGATGGGCTGATGGCGGTCGGGCTGAACGTCGTGGCCTCGGGCGCGGAGCTTGACTCTCCAGTGCGCCAGGGCGACGCGGAGTAACTCGAGCTCCGCTAGGCCGCTCACCTGAAGCCAACCATCAGCCGCTCACCCGCCACGGTGACCACCTCGAAGGTGCGTAGCAGCGTCGGCTTGCCTCCGGCCTTGGCAGCAGCGCAGATGCCCACCTTGGCGCCGTCCGTGGTGGTGGCGACCGAGAAGTCTCGGCAGGTAACCGGCTTGGCCGGTTTGGTCTCCTCGGCTGAGGCGACCGAAGAGAACGCGAGCAGAGCAGCAATGATGGCAAATTGTTTCATGTGAATCTCCGTGCGCTGAATTGCGCGGTGGAGCCCACGGGAATCGAACCCGTGAGGCGCGAAAGGAACCACCCAAAGCGCGCCCGACCTACGGCCCCTAGAAACTATGGGCTTGGCCCCCACACGAGGGCATTCATTCGCTCTACTCCTTTCGGATTGGACAAGCACCGGCCCGAGCCGATGCGGTGAGGGAAGTGCATTGCGGGGCACTCGCATGTCAGATTGCGAGGGTTGTCGGCGCGCCGGCAAAGGGGTCGACCGCGGCGGCAGCTGCGCTTGCGGCAGTAGCAGCCGACTACTCGCGACACATGTCCTCCAGTTCGAGCAGGCGCCCTTCCAGGTGGCGCAGATAAGACAGCATGCGCGCGTCCGTGTGCATGTGGTCGGACTTGTCGTGTCCGATGTTTTGGTAGTGGTCAACGAAGTGCTCGTGCACCGCCGTCGCCCACTGCTTGGCGCTCAGCACGAGCTCTGCTGCCGCGGGCTTGCGTGGCGTTACTTCGCCACCAGGGAAGGCCAGGGTAGGGCACGGCATGGTGTCACGCACTCGACCAATGACGGTCGGAAAGCTCTCTTCGTTCTTGCTCATAGGGAGCCCTTTCGCGCCTTGCGACCGTCACGCATTGCCAAGTGCTGAAGCATGCCAGCCTGCCACCACTCGGCCGTGGGCTTGCTTGCGCTGTAGAGGGGTTGCAGTCCGAGGCATGCGCGAAGCGCGTCAACGAACTCGGCATGCTGGGAAGCGATGTAGCGCTCGCTCATCGTGGCCACACTTCGTCGCCATTGGGCGGCACGAGCTGGTCAAAGCGAGAGCGGTTGTAGTCGTGCTGGGCGTTTTCCAGCGCGTGCAGTTCGTCGGCCAGCTGCACCTCGCAAGCGGCGCAAAGTCCGTTGCTGAGCTCGTGGCACTGGCACCGATGCATTGTGATGGTCACCTGGCACACCCGACCACTTCCGCGACCACGCGACCAGACGAGTCCAAGACATTGATGGTAACGAACGGACGGCAGCGCAGCGCCTCGGATGCGGCGGCCATAGCAGCCAGTTCGCGAGTCGGATAAGGTGACGCTTTGCGATGCTGTCGCGAGCCAAGCAGACTGTTCACGTGCTCCAGTGTGAATTGGTTCGTCATTGTGGTTCCTTTCTGTTGATAACCTAGCGTATCGTAAAGCGCTCGTCAAGCTGACAGCACCAGCCGTTGCCAGTTTCCTGCTTTCCTTCGGTCCAGTCTGGCCCTGCGCACAAGCCTGGCGCTGGGTTGGTGCTCGCCACGTCGCGGCATTGGACGAACACTGGCTGGTTTGGGCAGATTTGGACGCGGATGTAGTCGGCCATGACCTCGCATCCTTCGGGCAGTGGCGCGGGCTCGACGTGGGCGCCGCATGCTGTCAGGAGGCGAATGGCGAGCAGGGCGGAGCCGATTCCCACGGCCCATTCCATTTTAGACATCGCCATTCTCCGCGCGTTGGCGCTCCTCTTCGAGCTCTTCACACAATTCGTCGTACGACTCCAAGCGGTCGTTCACGTCTGCCATTAACGCCCAGTACATCTGCACTGAAACGTCGCTAGGGCGCTCGCCTGTCTCATCCTCGTAAGCGTCCGGATGGTCAGATGAGAGCAGGCCGCAACGAGCCTGGAACGTGTGGATAACCCGCTGGCAGCCGTCGACCGACTCGTGCAGGTAGTCGCGCAACTCATCGTCCGATGAGACCTCGCCGTCGCGAATGGCTCGCTTGCAGTCCTCCACAATGCCGCGCACGTCGTCGAAGTAGTCGCGGTTTAGGATGCGGATTGCATCGTCAACCGTGGGTTCCGGTTCGGGCTTCGCTAGGCGCTCCCGGATGGCAGCTACGGTGCGGCGCGGGTTGTACAGAGCAACGCGCGTTGCGTCGCAATCGCCATCCAGAATGGCGGTAATGTCGTCGGCTAGGCGGCTCACGAGCACACCTTCCCGTCGCACACAACCAAGTCAACCGAGCCGTACACCTTGGCAGCCTTGGACAGCTCCTCGCCTACCTCGCCGTGCCCACGGTCCCAGAAGCCCGCGCCATGGCCATTGCGAGTGAGCCAAAAGTCATGGCCGTTCTGCTCGTCATCGGCTTCCGTGCGCTGGAGTAGCGCGTAGTTCGCCTCCCAGAAGTCCTCGCAATCCTTGCGCAGGGCGGCAACGGTCTCGGGCGCAATGTCGTCGGCCGAGTAGTACTCGTCCAGCGACGAACCCATGTTGCCATCCTCATCGCACTCAGTGGACGACCAAAGCGCGCACTCGATGAATGCGTCAAAAAACGCATCAGGCATGGGTTCCGGTTCGGCGTAGGCCGACTCGATGCGCTTGCCGGTGTCGGCGCAAACCATGTCGCCGTCCTCCCAGTTCACGTCGAACGCCTCGAAAGCCCATCCCGAGCTGTCGCCGTCCCTAGTGGCGCGCGCAATGAGCCAGGTGTTCTCGCATGCCGCTTCGTAAGACAGCGTATCGCCGTCGGACATAAGAAAAAACGTGGGGTAACAGCCGACACCGGTGTACTTACCGGCTCGCAAGCCGTCCAGAAACGCGCGTACTTTGGATTGGTTTCGCATGGGTGGTTCTCCTGTGCATATCCTAGCAAGTGGTAAAGCGAGCGTCAAGCGCTTTCGTTCAATTCCACGCTCCCAAGCGCCCGTCATCCGCATCTGTCCAGTCGAACTCGACCAGCTCGCGCAGCGAGACCTTCGGGTCCGCGACTAGGTGCGCGCGGTAGGACTCCCACTGGCAGAACGCGAACTCGCTCTCATACTCGCCGTCTGGCAGCCCGTCACCCTTGGCTACAGCGACCTGGTAGGCACCCTCGGCGCGGTCGTGGCAGAGCTGGGTAGGCTCCTCGTACTCGGCGGCCTGGCACACGCAGGGTAGCGCGAGCAAGGCGGCAAGGAGGCTGGCGGAGACGCTGAAGCGGCCTAGGCGAGCCATCAAACTTCCTCCGACTCTGCGTTGGCAAGCGGGATGAGGCAGTCGCGCACAGCGTCAGCGCACGGCGTACCATCGACAGCGGCAATGCCCTGAGCTTGGTGACGGGCGTACTGCTCGCGCAGAGCGAACATGATGGCAGACACCGCACAGGTGCTGTACTCGAACGTTTCCAGGTACATGCGGGCTCGCTCGACATCAGCGCCCGACGGGTTTGAGGCTACGTGGAAGATGTTTGCAGCTACGTCTCGGATGGTCATGTGGTTCCCTTTCGACCCCTTGAATCTAGCGCACCGTAAAGCAGACGTCAAGCGAATCGGCCAACATAATGCACAGGCTAACTAATCGGCTGGCCGGTTACCCTCCAGGTCGCTTGACGTGAGCCAGTCTGTGCCAGACGGTTTGGCACACTTTGGCACTGGCACACTCAGTCTAGGCGACCGGCCCGCTAGCAGGCTATCGGCCGATAGGTTCGTGTGGGGTCTCCAAGAGGCGTTGCCGCTGTCGACGGAATGCGCCGTGGGCTCGCTGAGCTTTAGCCCAATCCCCAATCCAGAACCCCAGTGAGGATAGAGTGAGGAGCCGGAAGGGCTCGAACTGGACTCTCCTCTCCGCCGCGAAGCGGCGTCTCGGTGCGCAGCCGTGAGCCGAACGAGGTGAGAAGTTGGGCGCCCCCTCTCCCGCCTCCTCGCGAATCCGGGAATCCCCTGCTCCCTACGCGCACGGGAAACTTGCGGCATTCCCCGCAGGAATAGCCCTGCTCGCCTGCCCACCTGAACATGCGCCACCCCTGCTCGGATGCGCAGTGTGCCGCCCTGCGCGCGGGCCGCGCGACCCCTACCCCAGGGGGAGAGGGGTGGGGGGGGGAAGGGGGGCCCCCGCCAACCGTAATTTTTACCAGCAACTTTATCACCATCGTCCTCTACCTTCGTCTTGCCCCAGCGTCCGCTACTGCTATGATATCCCATGGTGTATCACCTTGGTAGCACACTCGGGTTACAGTACGGATTCCAGTTCCTGCGCCGGGTGCGTGATGCGCCAGGGGAGACGCTTGGCAAGACGATGGGGGCGCTCGGGTGCTACCCAAAGTCGTTGGCGGTTACCGTCAGGGCGTGCGAGGCAGCAGGGCTGGTCGAGCCGGTACTGCTTGGGCGGGGGTTCGAGCTGACCGACCTTGGGTTCAGGGTGCTGCTGCTATGGGAGCAGATAGTGGGGCTGTACGGCGAGCCGGTCGGAACTGCTCCGCCGGGTCCTGCCCTAGTAGCGGCCGGCAATGGAATGGCGCGCGCGTTTGCAAAGCATGCGCTTGCTCCTGGAGAGCGGGTGGTCGAAGAAACGGTCGCCCGGCCAGCGAGTTGGGACCTATGAGAGGGCTCACTCCGGTGGAGCGCCACCTACTAGCCGTGCCGGTTGGCTTTGTAGCCACACAGGACGCAGAGTTCAAAGCGCTCGAAGGCATGTCTGCCGTTGAGCGGGTTCAGCACCTTCCGGATGGGGACTGGAAGGTAACCGACCTCGGTCGCCTCGCCCTCCGTATCTGCCCGGTGGACGAATTTTGAAAACCTCCACGGGAACTGCGTATTACATTGTAACGCGCGTCAAGTGTGCTAGGATTTGGCAATGAGTAGTGCTCCCCGATACGACATGCGGATTAGTCGACGCGGAGGCTTTGTCTGGGCCTCCGAATGCAACCTCGAGTCCCTACAGTTCTGGCACGGCAAGTTCAGCACGAGCTCGAACCCGCAGTACGAAGCCAAGGACAAGGAGAAGGCCAAGAAGCTCAGCTACTGGGTCAAGTTCCGCGAGGCTGACCCCTATAGCCGCTGGAAGGGAGTCCGCGGGAACGAGGAGGTGGTGGCGGCTCAGCCGACCGACAGGCCGGCGATTATCTCGTGGGATGCGCCGAGCGAGCCGGCGCGAACGGATTACACAGGAGCTGAAGGTGATGACACGATTCCGTTCTGACAGGATTTGGCGACTGGGCGAGAAGGAACTCGTGCAGCGGAAGTACGTTCCGCCACCGGCGCCGTTTGAGCTGGCTGACGCGCTAGAGGACCGGAACCCAAGCGAGCTGTCGCTAAAGCGCTATGAGCTTGGTCTCCAGGCTCTCCAGCTCACCTCGCTCGACTGGCACCGACATTGGGGGCGACCGTGAGCGAGGAATTTCAGCCGAAAAACTTCGATGAGCTGGCCGCTCGTTTCCCAGAGCTGCGGAATCCTAGAAGTGTGTGGGAGGACAAGCATGCGAACTTTCACAGGTTCAACCACTATGCGTGGCGCACGCGACCGGCGTTCTTCTCGGTCTTCTGGAAATCGGAGTGGCGCTGATGCACGTGCGATACTGCGACTGCGACGACTGCCTGCCTGGCTTCCCAGCCGAGCCGACCGCGGTCTACGAGGTGGCGCCGGATGCGCCGCCCGAGCTACCAGTGCGCGTGAAGCAGACGTGGGTGGACCGCATCAAGACTCGGCACCGAATCTACGCTCACCTCGATCTGGCATCGTCAAGTGGCGTGTGATACACTGCAATGCGTTCGGCGCCATGGTGCGCAGGGAGAGCCTGCGACGGGTATGAACTCCAGCTCTGAGAAACAGCCCGAACGCCTACAGCCAATGTCCACCCGAGCAGACCGAGTAGTCGACCTTCGAGGCGCCGAGCTGGCGTTTTGGGAGTCGCTCGTCCACGAGACGACGAAGCCGCTGCCGGAGCTCTGGGTGGTCGATGCGGAGCTGCCGACGTGCGAGGCGGCGGTTTGCGCGTACCTGTTCATCGGGCGCGGGATTTCTGGAGAAAGCTAATGGACAGCGAGAGCGTCTTTTTCATCTGCATCGCGCTGGTAGTGTGCACCGCGCTTGGCTGCTGCACTGCTCTTGACAGCAAGTGCGCCGAGCGCGGGATGCGTTATGGCCTGGATGGGTGCATCCAGCAGCCGGCGGCCAAGTGAGCGTCGAAGGCATCACCTACGAGCCGTTCCGCCCGCCAGGCGCACCGAACAAGTACGAGCTCGCCATCCTGCAAATCGCCGTCACCCTGACAGCCGAGCTGGGTGAGCCTCCGCATTTGTCGCGCATTGCGCGCGACCTTGGCATCACCCGGCAGGGTGTGTACCACTGGGTGAAGAAGATGCGCAAAAAGGGATTG